GTAGTTACTCCAGAATATGGAGATTCAGATGTTCTTTCGTACATTAAGAGTAGATACAATAAAGAAGTGAATTCTATTGATGAGTTACTTCAAAAAAGAGAAGAAGCAGAAGAGTTACCTGGTGACGTATCTGCTTACTTTAAATATAAAAAAGAGACTGGAAGAGGTATTGAAGATTTTGCTAAGTTAAGCAGAGATTATGATAATTTAAATCCAGACCAATTATTAGCTGAGTATTATTCTCAAACCGAAGAAGATTTAGACCAAGATGATATTGCATATCTTATTGAAGATAAATTTGCTTATGATGAGGATATTGATGAACCAAAAGACATCAAGAAGAAGGAATTAGCTAAAAAAAGAGAACTTGTTAAGGCAAAGAAATATTTTGAGGATTCAAAAGAAGCATACAAGATACCTATCGAGTCGAAAGGTGGATTAGTTTCTAGCGATGAAAAAGAAAGTTACGATGCTTACAAGAAATACGTTCAAGAATCACAGACCTATCAGCAAGAAAATTCTAGGAAGTCTGAGTATTTTCAAAAAAAGACTGAAGAAATTTTTTCTAACGAGTTCAAAGGTTTTGAGTTCAATGTTGGAGATAAGAGTATTACGTTTTCACCTGGAGATGCCACAGAGTTAAAGAATGTTCAATCAGATGTAACTAATTTCATATCTAAGTATTTAGATAAAGATGGTTTAATATCTGACGCTAAGGGTTATCACCGTTCATTGGCAGCAGCTATGAATCCTGAGAAAATGGCTAAGTTCTTTTACGAACAAGGTAAGACTGATGCGCTATTAGATAGCACAAGAAAAATTAAAAATATAGATATGGATACACGTAGTATTCCTCAATCTAGCAGTCAATCAGGTTTTAAAGTTACAGCTTCGGATAGTGATAGTGGTAGAGGACTAAAAATTAGAAGTATTAAATAATAAAACAAAACAACTATGTCTGTATTATCGACTCCTGGGTTTGCATTAACCCCGTCCGCAGAAAGAAAAACTCTTTCTACAAATTACATCACTGACTTCAACTTCTTGAATCAGTATCTTCCTGATACTTACGAGAAAGAATTTGAACGTTATGGAAATCGCTCAGTTGCATCTTTCTTAAGAGCAGTTGGAGCTGAAATGCCATCTAACTCTGACCTTATCAAATGGGCTGAACAAGGGCGTTTGCACACTAAATATGCTGACTGTTCTACTGACGGTGCTGTAAATGCTGATGTAGCTACAATTACTGTAAATGATACCTTAACTGGTCAAATCGCATTTAGAAAAGGTCAAACTGTTTTCTTGTCATCTAATAATACTGCTGCAAATTCAAACAAAGCAATTATTACTGATGTAGATTATACTGCTGGTACTTTTGACGTAGCTTACTACGAAGGAACTGGACAAATGTTTGGGAATACTGCTGTAATTACTGCGTTTGTTTATGGTTCTGAGTTCAAAAAAGGAACTGAAGGCATGGAAGAGTCTCTTGAGGCTGTTGATGACATCTTCGAGAATAGTCCAATTATCATCAAAGATAAATATGCTGTTTCTGGTTCTGATATGGCTCAAATCGGATGGGTAGAAGTTACTACTGAAAATGGAGCAACTGGTTACTTATGGTACATTAAATCTGAGCACGAAACTCGTTTGCGTTTTGATGATTACTTAGAAATGAGTATGATTGAAGCGGTTCCTGCTGAGGCTGGTTCTGGAGCTGCTGCTCAAAGTGTTTATGGAAATAAAGGTTCTGAAGGTTTATTCTATTCTATCAACGATAGAGGAAATGTTTGGGGTGGTGGAAATCCAACTGCTTTAGTTGATTTTGATGCTATTATCCAAAGACTTGACAAACAAGGAGCTATCGAAGAGAATGTATTATTCTTAAACCGTCAATTCTCTTTTGATGTTGATGATATGTTAGGAGCACAATCTTCTAATGCTGCTGGTGGAGTTTCTTACGGTTTGTTTGACAACGATAGAGAGATGTCATTAAACTTAGGTTTCACAGGTTTCCGTAGAGGTTATGATTTCTACAAAACTGACTGGAAATACCTAAACGATGCTACATTAAGAGGTGGTATTACAGGTGGAGGAGTTAATGGAGTTTTAGTACCTGCTGGTTCTACTACTGTTTATGACCAAGTTCTTGGGAAAAATGCTAAACGTCCATTCTTACACGTACGTTACAGAGCCTCTGAAACTGAAGACAGACGTTACAAAACTTGGATTACTGGTTCTGCTGGTGGAGCTTCTACTTCTAGCTTAGATGCTATGGAAGTTCACTTCTTATCTGAAAGAGCTTTATGTACTTTAGGTGCAAATAACTTCTTCATCTTTGAAGCATAATTAATACCTTAACAGGGGAGTAAAATCCCCTGTTATTTTTTTTAAAAATTTAAATCTTATAAAATGAAAAATGAATTAACGGATAAAGTATATATCCTAAAGAAAAAGAGTACGCCACTTACCTATATGTTGGCATCAAGAAATACCCACAGAGCTGCATTATTGCACTTTGATGGAACTTCACAAAGAGCATTAAGATATGCAAGAAACCAAAAGAGCCCATTTGAGGATGAGCAGGATGGAAATGCTATTTTAGAACCTATTATCTTTGTGGATGGAGCACTAAGTGTTCCTAAAAATAATCCAGTTTTACAAAAATTCTTAGAAATTCATCCAGCTAATGGATCAATATTCGAAGAGGTTAACACAGAGAAGGATGCAAATTCTGATGTAGAGCAGTTATCTGCTGAATTAGATGCGCAAATTGCAGCAAGAGATTTAAGTTTAGACTTACTTGAGGCTGTAGCTCGTGTATTACTTGGATCTAAAATTGAGAAGATGTCTACTGCTGAATTAAAGCGAGATGTTTTTGTATATGCTAGAAGAAATCCAATGCAGTTCTTAGAGATGTTGAACGATCCAATGCTTCAACTTCAGAATACTTGTGCTAAATTCTTTGAGTACGATATATTAAGACTGAAAAATAAAGGTAGAGATATTTATTATAACTTACCTTCCAATAAAAAGAAAGTTCTTACCGTACCATTCGGAGAAAATCATATTTACATATTAGCGTCTTATCTTCAGACAGATGAGGGACTAGAGGTCTTACGACTACTAGAGAATCACGTTAAATAAATTAATAAGCACCCTAAAAAATAGGGTGCTTTTTTTTAGTATCTTTGTAAAAAGTTTTATAAATGATAAATTCGGTTAGAAACACTGTATTGTCTGTGATTAATAAGAATAACTTTGGGTATATCACACCTGATGATTTTAACTTATATGCAAAACAGGCTCAGTTAGATATATTTGAGAACTACTTTTACCAGTATAATAATTGGGTAGTTAAGCAGAATGCTAGAATGTCTGGAAGTGGATATTCTGATTTAGTAAAATCATTAGAGGAAACTATTGATATTTTTTCAACAACGGCTACATTGGCCTATGATATACCTTCTGGTACATTTGATATACCTACTGATTATTACTACTTAAATTCTATTAGATATAATAATACAAAGGAGATAGATAGAGTTACTCAAGATAAGTTGATGTATTTGTTATCATCAAATCTTACAAGTCCGTCTACTATGTTTCCTGTATACTCTATGGAAGGATCGTCATTGACGATATACCCAAGTACTATTGATTCATTAGTAAATGCTCAGTATGTTAGAATGCCAAAGGATCCTAAGTGGACTTATACGCTTATTGTAGGAGGAACACCTCTATTTGATCAATCTTCTTTAGATTATCAAGACTTTGAGATACCATACTCTGATGAACCATTACTTGTAGCTAAAATACTACAATACGCTGGTGTATCTATTAGAGAGGCTGATGTATATAACTTTGCTACTTCAGAAGAAACTGCTAACAAACAAACAGAGGGATAATATGGCTTACTTAACTGGTTATCAGTACTATGAAAATTCTGGTACTAATCCTGAGAATGAAAACTGGGGTTCTTATCAGTATGTTACATTAAATGATTTGATTAATAACTTCATGTTGATGTATGTTGGAAACGACAAATTAATAAATAATGTTAGTAAATATAATATCTTATTCCACGCTAAGCGTGGTATTCAAGAGATAAATTATGACGCGTTAAAGGAGATAAAGATTCTTGAGATAAGTATTTGTGATGATTTAAAATTTGTCCTTCCAAACAATTATGTTAACTATGTTAGAATGTCTTTATACAAGAACGGAATACTTAGACCTCTTTCTGAAAATATACAGGCGAATTATAGTAATAGTTATTTACAAGATAATAACTGTAGAGTATTATTTGACCAGGATGGTGATGTTTTAGAGGGAACGTCTATATTAGACTATGATAGAATCAATGACCAAGTAAGAACAATCTATCTAGGAGAAGGTAAATTCTCTGGTAGAGAGGGATATAATATTGATGGAAGATGGTACTTTGACTATAATGTTGGCTCTCGTTTTGGTTTAAATACAGAGACAGCAAATTCAAATCCTACATACAGAATTGACAAGCAATCAGGGGTAATTAATTTTAGTTCTGGAATGGCTGGTGAGCTATGTATTTTAGAGTATATCTCTGACGGAATGGAAGGTGGAGATGATTCTGAGGTTCAGGTAAACAAACTTGCTGAAGAGTTTATGTACGCATATATGAAGTATGCAGTATTAAATAACAAAACAGGAGTTCAAGAATATGTCGTACAACGTGCTAAGAAGGATAAAACAGCCCTTTTAAGGAATGCAAAAATAAGATTGAGCAATATGCATCCTGGAAGATTATTGATGAATCTGAGAGGTAAAGACAAATGGATAAAATAATATGGAAAACGTTGAGGTAAACTTCTTAGCTGGAAAAATGAATAAAGATTTTGACGAGAGGATTGTTCCTCCTGGTCAATATATTGACGCATTAAACATTAGAATTGGATCAAGCGAAGGAAATAGTGTTGGAGCCTTAGAGAATTCAAAGGGAAATACCAAACTTACAAGTATTTTATATCAAGGAGCTCCTATTAGCGAAAACGCTAAGTGCATTGGTTCTTATGAGGATGGATCTAATGAAACCCTATATTGGTTTGTATGTGATCCTGGTAATGTAGATATTATTTTATCTTATAACACCAACAATAACGTAATAGTATACCATATAGTATCTACATCTGTTTTAAATTTTAGCACAGATTACCTTATAAATGGTATAAATAAGATTGATGACTTATTATTTTGGACCGATAATTTAAATCCTCCAAGAAAAATAAATGTAACAAGAAGCTATCCACAGCCTATATTATCTGTTGACGAAATAACTGAAGATGATATTTCTGT